ACCCTTTGATAAGGGTGGAGTTGCACCAAAGAAGCAGGAGGACGATGATCTCCCATTCTAGTTAGTTAGTATCTCTCAGGGGGTAGACATGGTGTCTGCCCCCTCTCTTTGTAATCACATACCGAGGGTAATATGTTAAATAAAAAACAAGTATTAAATGGTTTAGAAACAGAAATACGCTTTAAATCATTTATTGAAAATCTAGGCTTTAAAGGAATCAAAGTTGGTGCAGCCTATGATATGAACCATCATTATGACATCAACATCTCTGCTAATATAGAAATAAAAGGTATGAAAGCACTTCGTAGAGGAGAAGAAGTGCAAGATGAATGGCATTGGATAGAGGTCCAGGGAGTCAATGATGATGGTTGGCTTTATAATTCTCACGCTGATATGATCGCTTTTGAGACTAACAAGAGTTGGATATTAGTTAGACCAAGTAATTTAATTGATTATGTACAGAGGTTTGTGGCACACGAGTTTGTCGATAAACCTTTACTTGCCCAATATAAACTATACCGAAGAAAAGATAGAAATGATGCTATTACCTTAATTAAGAGTGATGACCTACGACATATTGGTGTGGAATGGCTAAAGTAAATACGATAAGGATAGGATTCATTGGTGAAATTGCGGTGATAAAGGATGTGATCTCACGATACAATTATCATGTTTATCGTCCTGTTATTGATGAGCAAGGTGTTGATCTTATTGTAGAAAGAAGAAAGAAAGAGTTTCTTAGGGTACAGGTCAAGACGATTACGGACCTGAAGAGTGATACTGCCATTGAAGTTCGGCTGCATAAGTATCGTAATAAGGATATTATTGACATTGTTGCAGTCTACTATAAGGACAAGGATATGATTTGTTATGTGCCTTATGAGAATCAAACTTCCATCAACCTGGCACTGAAACCGAGTAAGAACCGACAACAGAAAAAGCGTAATTATTTTTATCAATATATGGAGTTTCCAATTTGAATGAAGATGTTAGACCTATTCAGTGGTATTGGTGGCTTTCACAAAGGATTCGAGGAAGTAGGGTTCGAGTTCGATTGGGTAGGGTTCAGCGAAATAGACAAGTATGCCTCTGCAGTGTACAAATACAGGTATCCTGATGCCGAAGAACTTGGAGACATTACCTCTATTCGACCAGAAAGAGATTTACCAGATAACATTGACCTCCTTTGTGGAGGATTTCCGTGTCAAGCTTTCAGCGTTGCAGGAAGAAGAAAAGGCTTTGAAGATACCAGAGGTACTTTATTTTTTGAAATCGCACGGATTCTCCGACATTTCAGAGACACTGAAAAGCCGATTCCCTATTTTGTACTCGAAAATGTTAAAGGCTTACTTAGTCACGATGATGGACGAACATTTGCTATCATCTACAGAGTTCTTACCGACATTGGTTATACCGTTGAATGCCAACTTCTTAATACTAGGTGGGTATTACCCCAAAACAGAGAGCGAATATACATTGTCGGACATTTTGGAAAAGGAAGTGGATGCAAAGTATTTCCTATCGGAGAGTCAGGTCAAGTCTCTTACAACAGGAATACAGAAGTCGCAAGTACATTGCAACACCCTGGACACTCTGGAGGAAACTACAAAGGAATGAATATGATCGATACAGGGTTAAAACAAGTCAAAGCTGTTCTTACTCCTGATAGAAAAGAAAAAAGACAAAATGGTAGAAGAATGAAAGAAGATGGAGAGCCAATGTTCACTTTAAATGCACAAGACCAACATGGAGTTTTAGTAAAGGAAGCTACAAAAAAAGGATACGCTGAAGCGAAAGTAGGTGATAGTATCAATCTATCTGTACCAAATAGTAAGACTAGAAGAGGTAGGGTTGGTAAAGGTGAGGCACAAACCTTAGATACAGGTATGCAGCAATACACCATAGATAAGACTGCGATCAGAAGATTAACACCTGTAGAATGTATGAGGTTACAAGGCTTTCCAGATGATTGGAATGAAAAAGGTATCATTGATGGTAAGGAAGTAAATATGTCAGATACACAAAGATATAAACAAGCAGGGAACGCAGTAAGCGTACCAATCGTAAGTATGGTCGCAGAAAGAATCAAAGATGCGAGTAACTGAGTTCATTGACCTTATCACTAGGAAGCAACTACCAGAGGAAGATATGTATTCTCATTTAGAATACAGAGATGAAGAAGGAAAGCTATTAAAGAAATACAGAGAATTAAGAAAAGAATATAAAAAGAGGATCAAAGATGCCAAACAAAAGTAAACAAAAAGGTAATCGTTTTGAATACGAGTGCGTAAAAGAGTTAAAAGAATTAGGCTATGAAGATGTGGAAAGAGCCTATGGAAGTAATGGATTGAGTCTACCAGGATGCAAGGAAGATGTTGATATACTTGCAGATGGAGTGAAGATTCAATGTAAAGTAAGAAGTAGTGTCCCTAAGTGGCTTAGTTTAGGCACTTGCGACTGGGTACTATTTAAAGAAGATAGAGGTGAGATCTATAAAATAACGAGGTTAAAAAATGGAAAAGAGTAAAAAGAAAGCAATGGGGAGTTTGCAAAGTATTGTTGAATTATATCGTGAGTTATACAAGGAAGGTACGATAGAGAAGGGCAGCTCTGGATATACGAGAATGTTGCAATTAGAGAATATTTATCGTCATTATGGTCGTGGTAGAGCAAGTTAAGTTAGATAGAATGATCTGTACGATAGCGATCCGCTATCCACACGAGGAAGCACCCCCTGAACAAGTCGCTAAACACGAGATATTTCGTAGAAGTAATGAATTTACAACTGCAATCAATCATCGTGCAGAGAATTGGAAGAATTTTAGAACCAAGTGGACCAAGCTAGGAATGGTCTACGCAGTAGATGTGGAGTATATCAAAAATGCAAAATGATACATTTTTTTTAATCGCAGAGAAGTTCTTTAAGAACTGCCTGGAAGTTAGTAAGGCGAAAGGTGAGGAGTACACCGTTGGTAGTGGTGAAAAGTTTACCAATTTCGAGTCAGTAGGTGAACGCTTGAATCTCAGTAGAGAAGAAGTACTAATGGTGTATTTACTCAAACACATTGATTCGATTCGTTACTATATCTTACACGGAACTGAGGCCTCTGATGAAAAGATAGATGGTCGCATCTTAGATGCAGTCAATTACTTGGTGCTGCTATATGGGATGATCTATGAAAAGCAACACATTGAACAACTAGATAAGGAGTTAGAGAATGGATAGAGAAGGAATATTGGGTGTAACTCCCATACAATCATCCACCATAGATAAGGAATTTAAACTGAGAGGAAGCTCAGGGAATATTGTCAATCTTCCTAAATACTTTTTTGATCATTTGGAGTGGCAGATCAGTGATGAATTACAGATCAGCGTTGTAAACCATATTCATAAACCAAACGATAAAGAAGAACACTCTCACTATTCGATATTGATTGAGAATGTAGAGAGATAGTATGAAAGAACCACATATCATTGATTGGATACTAGATTGCACCAGTCAAACAAGGAACCATTTGATCAAGCACGGACAAAGAAAGAATTGGAAAAAGGAATTTAATGTCTTTC